GACACCGAGCGCGACGTGCGCAGCGTGACCTCGCTGACGGGCGTGTACACCAAGCTGGTCGAGCTGGACAAACAAGCGGGGAGCGAGACGCAAGGAGCGGTAGGAAGCGAAGATGCGGAGCACCTCCGCCGCGAGCTTGCGCTCCGCCTTGAACGACTCCATCGCGCGGGGCTCAATTAGCCGATTCATTGCCAGCCTCTCGGCCGCCGAGCTCAGAGTGCTGCACTACGATTTCGAGCTCTGGGCGCGCGACGATCAATTGCCGCCGGAGTGCGCACAAGGCGGCGGCGACTGGTCGGTCTGGCTGATGCTGGGCGGCCGCGGCGCCGGCAAGACGCGGGCGGGGGCCGAATGGGTGCGCAGCATCGCGCATGATGCGGACGCCAGGCGAGCGCGCATCGCCCTGGTCGGCGAGACCTTCGCCGATGCGCGGAGCGTAATGGTCGAGGGCGTGTCGGGTCTGCTTGCGGTGCATCCGCCCGAGGCGCGGCCGCTTTACGAGCCCTCGAAGCGGCAAGTGGTGTGGCCGAACGGCGCAATCGCGCAATTGTTCTCGGCGGAAGATCCGGAGAGCCTGCGCGGGCCGCAATTCACCCATGCCTGGTGCGACGAGCTCGCCAAATGGCGGCGGCCGGACGAGAGCTGGGACATGTTGCAATTTGGCCTCAGGCTCGGCGAAGCGCCGCGCCAGGTGGTGACAACGACGCCACGGCCGATCAAGCTGATCAAAACGCTGCTCGCCGATCCCGGCTGCGCAGTGAGCCGCGTCGCCACCGAGGCCAACGCCGCCAATCTCGCGCCGGGCTTTCTCGACGCGATCGTCGGACGCTATCGCGGCACGCGGCTCGGCCGGCAGGAGCTCGACGCCGAGTTGCTGGAGGACCGGCCAGACACGCTGTTCCCGCGGGCGCTGATCGAGGCAGCCCGAGTGCGCGCGGCGCCCGAGCTTGCCCGCGTGGTGGTGGCGGTCGATCCGCCGGCGTCATCGGGCCCACATGCAGATGCTTGCGGCATCGTCGTGGCCGGGCTCGGCGAAGACAGGCGCGGCTATGTGCTTGCCGACCGCACGGTCGAGCAGGCGCGGCCGATGGAGTGGGCGACGGCGGTGTTCGCGCTTATGCCGCCTTCGAGGCCGACCGCATCCTGGTCGAGACCAACCAGGGCGGCGATCTGGTCGAGACGGTGCTGCGGCAGGTCGATGCGACCGTGCCGGTGCGCGCGGTCAAGGCCATGCGCGGCAAGTGGCTGCGCGCCGAGCCGGTAGCCGCGCTCTACGAGCAGGGCCGGGTGGCGCATGTCGGCGCGTTCCCCGCGCTCGAGGACGAGATGAGCGATTTCGGGCCTGACGGATTGTCGGGCGGGTGCAGTCCCGACCGCGTCGATGCGCTGGTCTGGGCGCTGACCGAATTGATGCTGCGCGCGCCGCCCGAGCCGCGCCTGCGCTTCCTTTGAGGAAAGCTGAATCATGCCAATGACATTCCGCGAGCGGCTGGCACGCTGGTTCGGCGTCGAAGCGAAGGCGAGCAAGGCGGCGAAATTCATCGCCTGGGCAAGCGGTGGCCAGCCGGTGTGGACGCCGCGCGATTTCACCGCGCTGGCGCGCGAAGGCTTCGCCAAGAACGCCATCGTCTATCGCTCGGTGCGCATGATCGCCGAGGCCGCGGCGAGCGTGCCGCTGTTCCTGTTCGACGGCGAGCGCGAGGTCGACGCGCATCCGCTGCTGACGTTGATCGCGCGGCCGAACCCGATGCAATGCGGGCCCGATCTGTTCGAGGCCTGGTACGGGCATTTGATGGTGGCGGGCAACGCCTATCTCGAAGAGTGTCGGTCGACGGGGCGCCGCGCGAGTTGCATACGCTCAGGCCCGACCGCATGAAGGTGGTGCCGGGCGCCGATGGCTGGCCCGAGGCTTACGACTATTCCGTCGCCGGGCAGACGGTGCGCTTCGGCGAGACGCTGCCAGAGCGCGAGATGAAGTTCGCGCCGGTCGACTTGAAACAGGTCGAGGCCGACGGCACCTTCTCCGGCTATGCCTCGCTGTTCGGCGAGATCGATCTCGGCAACGACCTGGTGATGCCGGGCGCGTTTCGCGAGAGCCTCGCCGCGCGCGGGACGCAAGGCGTGAAGCTGCTGTTCCAGCACGACCCGAACGAGCCGATCGGGGTGTGGCTCGATCTCCAGGAAGATGCGCGCGGGCTGTTCGCGCGCGGGCGGCTGATGCCGGAGGTCACGCGGGCGCGCGAGGTGCTGAGCTTGATGCGCGCCGGCGCGCTCGACGGGCTGTCGATCGGCTTCCGCACCGTGCAGGGGCGCACCGATCCCGCCTCGGGCGTGCGCCGGCTCGACAAGATCGATCTCTGGGAGATCTCGGTGGTCACCTTCCCGATGCTGCCCGAGGCGCGGGTCAGCGCGGTGAAGCGGCGGCATGCACCAGCGCGCGACGTGCGCGCCGATGCGCGGCTCGCCGGCAAGCTCCGCCGCGCCGCCCGGCTGCTGCAGCGGGGCTAATTCAGAGAGTCAGGGATGGGATCGTTGGACGCGGGCCGTGCGGCCAGCGCGCTGCTTCACCGCGTGCGCTGGTTCCTGCATGCGCACCTACTCGAAACCAAGCTTCGCGATCTCCGACGCGCCGTCAAAGCCAGTTTCGATCCGAACCAGCCGCGCGTGCCGGCCGGCAATCCCGACGGCGGCGAATGGACCGACGGCGGCGGTGGTTCGGGCAGTGGACTGGTTCAAGTCGCGCAGAACGATCCGTCGGATCGACTGACCGATGTTCCAGAAGAGAGGCCGGCGTCCGCCAAACTCCGGAATGCCGTTGTCAAAATGGTGGCGAGACACGTGTCCTCGTTCTTGCTGCTGAACGAAGAGCTTCGCGGATCAGTCGGCCACGTGCTGAACCTGTTCGAGGTTGCGTCGTGGGTTCATGAGTTCGTTCCCTACATCGCAGCCTATGCCGACCCGCCCAAGACACTGGAAGAACTGCAACAGGCCGTTTCGACCCCTGCTGTTGGATATGATATCCATCACATCGTGGAGCAGACGCCAGCCGAACAGGACGGTTTTTCGCGATCCATCATCGACTCGGCCGACAATCTCGTGCGCATTCCGACTCTGAAGCATTGGCAAATTAACTCGTGGTACCAAACGCTCACTGATGACTATGGCGGACTTTCGCCACGAGATTATCTGAGGGGGAAAACTTGGGAGGAAAGAACCAGCGTGGGCCACGACGCCTTAGTCAGGCATGGAATTTTGAAGCCATGAGTCAGGTCAAACTCCCGGATATGACATTAGAGCAATTAGTTGAGCGTTTCGAAAATACCGCGCTCGCGCAGGACCGGGCGCTGCTGATGGACGATATTGCCAAGGTGAACCGTCTTTATCGGCAACTCAAAGAAATTGAAGGCGAACTGAAATCGCGTGAAGGAGATCAAAGGCAAACCTTGCTTACGCTCTATGATCATCCAAACGCCCAGGTTCGGCTGAAGGCCGTTAAGGCGACGCTAGCCGTTGCGCCCTTAGAGGCCCGAAGGCAACTGCAAATCATCGCCGACTCGCGCGAATATCCGCAGGCTGGGGAGGCTGGCATGTCGATCAGGAATCTCGACCAGGGAATTTACAAGCCGACCTAGTTGGCGGCCACGTAGCGCTCTTCTAGCAAAACAGGATTTCTAGTTTCGTCATGCCCGTGGGCGCGCCCCGCGGGCATTCGCGTTTGAGATGAGCCCCGCTCAAGACGCGGATGGCCAGGTCACGCCTGGCCATGACGCCCAGCCGCATGGGGCGATGACCGCCCCCAGAAGAGGACTGACATGAGCGAACTGCAAGAGTTGCATGACACTGACGACATCGAGACCAAGGCGCGCCGAGGCTACGCCACGCGCAACACGGACATCGCTGCAACCGGCGCCGCGACCGGCGCGACCGGCGAGGAGGTGGCGCTCGCCTTCGACGAGTTCATGCGCGCCTTCGAGGCTTTCAAGGCGGCGAACGAAGAGCGGCTGCAGCAAATCGAGCAGCAACTCACCGAGGACGTGGTCACGTCCGAGAAGCTCGAGCGCATCAATCGCGCCATCGACCGGCATCAGGCGGCGATGGATCAGCTCACCTTGAAGAGCGCCCGGCCGCAGCTCGGCGGTTCTGTTATCCGCTCGAGCGGCGTCTTGCTCCAGCACAAGGCCGCCTTCGAGGCCTATGTCCGCCACGGCGAAGCGAACGGGCTGCATCTGCTCGAGCAGAAGGCGCTGTCGGTCGGCTCAGGCGCCGACGGCGGCTATCTGGTGCCGCTGGAGACCGAGGCCGCGGTGATCCGCGGCGTCAAGAACATCTCGCCGATCAGGGCCATCGCCGGCAACCGCACGGTGAGCGCGACCGTCTACAAGAAGCCCTTCGCCGTCACCGGGCCGGCCACCGGCTGGGTGGCCGAGACCGCGACGCGGCCGGAGACCAACTCGCCGACGCTTGCCGAGCTCACCTTCCCGACCATGGAGCTCTACGCCATGCCGTCGGCGACGCAGACCCTGCTCGACGACTCGGCGGTGAATATCGACGAGTGGCTCGCCGAAGAGATCCAAATCGCCTTCGCCCAGCAGGAGGGCACCGCCTTCGTGTCGGGCGACGGCAACAACAAGCCGAAGGGCTTCCTCGCCTATACCAAGATCGCCAACGGCTCGTGGGAATGGGACAAGATCGGCTATGTCGCCACCGGCGAAGACGGCGGCTTCGCGGAAGAGAACCCGAGCGACAATCTGATCGACCTGATCTACAGCCTGAAGTCGGACTACCGGTCGAACGCCCATTGGGTGATGAACCGGGCGACGCAGGCCGCGATCCGCAAGATCAAGGACGCCGACGGCAATTACATCTGGCAACCGGGCGAGCGCGCGGACCTGTCGCCGACCTTGATGAACTACCCGATCGCCGAGTCCGAGGACATGCCGAATGTCGCGTCGAACAGCTATTCGATCGCGTTCGGCGATTTCAACCGCGGCTATCTGGTGGTGGACCGCGCCGGCATCAGGGTGCTGCGCGATCCTTATTCCGCCAAGCCTTACGTGTTGTTCTACACGACCAAACGGGTCGGCGGCGGCGTGCAGGATTTCGACGCGATCAAGCTGCTGAAATTCGGCGAGTCCTAAGAGCCCTCCCTCCCCGCGAGGGGAGGGATGAGAAGGCCCGGCCGGGCCGGCGGCCGCGATCGCGCCCCTCCCACGCGCGCGGCCGCCACTTTTTGAGGATCACGGATCATGGCACTCGTGTTGACGGCGGCGCCGGCCGCCGAGCCGGTCAGCCTGGCCGAAGCGAAGGCGCATCTCAGGGTCGATGCAGACCATGAAGATGCGCTGATCGGGCAGCTGATCGTCGCGGCGCGCATGTTCGTCGAGCGCACGCTCGGCCTCGCGCTCCTGACGCAGAGCTGGTCATATTTCCTCGATCACTGGCCGCTCAGCTCTTGCATCACCTTGCCGATCGCGCCGGTTCAATCCATTGCCGCCGTCAAACTGCATGGCGCCGACGGTGGCACGACCACGCTCGACGCGCAAAGCTACGCCGTCGACATGCTGTCGCAGCCGGGACGAATCGTCCTCAACGGTGCGATGCCGGCGGTGGTGCCGCGCACGCTGAACGCTTTTGAAGTCTCGCTCCTGGCGGGGTACGGCGACGAGCCGGACGACGTGCCGGAAACGCTACGGCATGCGCTCGTTCTGCTCGTCGCCCATTGGTTTGAGCGGCGCGAGCCAGTGGTGCTCGGTGTCGCAGCGCAAGAGGTGCCGAGCACGGTCGCGGGTCTGCTCTTGCCGTATCGCAGGGGTGAGGCTGTGACCGAATTTCTGCCGAGCGATCTCCGCCATCGCCTGGTGCTGGAAGAGCGCAGCGCGAAGCGGACGAAGGCGGCAGCTTCACCGAGAGTTGGGTCGAGGTGGCGGAGCTTTCCGCCGACCTTCGCCCCATCGGCGGTCGCGAAGGAGTCGAAGCCGATCGGCTCGCGGGCAGTGTCACGCATGAGATCGCCTTGCGCTATCGGCCGGGAGTGTAGCCCGCCATGCGCTTCCGCAAAGAGGCCCGCCTGTTCCACATCGTGACCGTCATCGATGTGGAGGAACGCAAGCGCTGGCTCAAATGCCTGTGCGAGGAGCGCGAGCTGTGAGCACGGTCGAGGTCAAAGGACTTGCCGAAGTGCAACAGCGGCTGGCTGCAGCGGGTGCGCCCGGACCGCTCAAAGCCACGCTGCGCGGCGATGCCGATTCGATCGCCGAGGAAGCGCGGAGAGGGGCGCCAGGCGAGCTCGAGGCGGCAGTCGAAATCGTCGATCAGAACCGCGGGTCGAGGCTTGCCTACGCAATAGGCACACGCCATCCGGCCGGCCGTCTGCTCGAGTTCGGCAGCTTGCACCGGGCGGCAACGCCTTGGCTTTGGCCGGTTTTCCGGGCGCGTACACGCGGAATTAACCATAAGCTCCGAAAACTGGTGGTGTCGGCTTTCAAGAATCGCCGCGCCTTGGTCTGATCGCGAATGGGCGATCCGGGCGCGGGGTTTGCGGAGCGAGAAGCGGCACCCCATATGTTTGGTTAACAAAGGTTGGTCGGAGACCCGCTATGGCCGAAAGTGCAAGTTGGGCGCTTCAGCGCAGCATGTATCAGGCGCTGGCCAATTCGCTCGATCTGGTGACGCTGCTCGGCGGCGTCAGGATTTACGACGACGCGCCGCAGGCCGCGATCTTTCCCTTCATCACCCTCGGGCAAAGCGTGATCCGCGACTGGAGCACGGGCACCGAGGACGGCGCCGAGCACGACGTCACGCTACATGTGTGGTCGCGCACGGGCGGCAAGAAAGAGATGCAGGAGATCATCGAGGCGGTCAGGGCCGCGCTGCATGACAAACCGCTGGTGCTGGCGGATCATCATCTCGTCAATCTTCGCCACGAATTCTCCGAGGCGAGGCTCGATCCCGACGGCGACACCTTCCATGGCGTAGTGCGCTACCGCGCCGTGACCGAGCCGGCGCAGGCCGCCGCGGCTTAGTCCACTAAGCAATCCGAGTTTCGAAGGGCGGCGTCGAGCCGCCCTTTTTGTTTGCGCGCTTTCCAACATGAGGACCTGACATGACGGCGCAGAAGGGCAAGGACCTGTTGCTCAAGGTCGACTCCGACGGGGAGGGAAGCTTTGCCACGGTCGCGGGCTTGCGGGCGCGATCGCTCGCCTTCAACGCGGCGATGGTCGACATCACCGACCAGGAATCGGCCGGCCGCTGGCGCGAACTGTTGCAAGGTGCCGGCATCAAGACCGCCCGCATCTCCGGCAGCGGCATCTTCAAGGACGCCGCTTCCGACGAGACGATCCGCGGCTATTTCTTCAGCGGCACGGTGCGCGACTGGCAGGTGGTCGTGCCGGATCTCGGTACGGTCGAAGGACCGTTTCAGGTCGCGACGCTGGAATATGGCGGCCAGCATGACGGCGAAGTGACGTTCGATCTCGGCTTGGAGTCCGCCGGCGTGCTTTCCTTCACTGCCGCGGTCTAGGAGGGATCATGGCCAATCGGCACAGGGGCGAAATCGAAGCGCTGCTCGACGGCAGGAGCTACCGGCTCTGCCTCACGCTCGGCGCGCTTGCCGAGCTCGAACATGCTTTTGGCGAGGACGACATGCTGGCCGTCGCCGAGCGCTTCGAGGCGGGGCGCATCGCCGCGCGCGACGCCATTCGAATGATCGGCGCCGGCCTGCGCGGCGCGGGCTACGAGATCGAGGATGAGGCCGTGGCCGCGATGCGTGTCGAGGGCGGCGCGGCGGGCTGCGTCGACATCGTCGCGCGCCCGCTCGCA